CTGGCACAAAATGTTGATTTTAGCATATTTTTATCACACCTTGCTGAACCTTAATGGACTACTTTTGCCCAAATATCCGCGTGTAGCTAGGGTCTTGGTCGTATCCCTCGCGCCATTTGTTTTCTGTAAACTCAGCAAACTTGATCAGATCGTCGGCATCAATTTCAAGCTGCACTACCGCTTCCGTTAGCGTTTTGATTTCGCCTCGCATTTGTTCGATCTGGTGCGCTTGCTCTGAAACCCACCAGACTGCCGCCACCACTTGGGCAAGCATTGCAAAAACCAAAGCGATAGGAATTTTTAAATCTGTCATTATGTTTCCCTTCCAAAAGAAACGCACTTCCAAGAAACAATCTGAAAATATGGATATGTGTTCTTGATTACTGCCAGCCCGTATTCGCTCGCCGAATATTCGCAAACCTCTTTGGTCGAGAACACAGGACTGCCAGACGTAAAACATTGCTGGGCGTTACAGAGTAAAAACACTGCCGCCCAAACCATCACTTACCCCAAAACTTCGACGCACCGCGCAAACCGAAACTCGCAGCTATCGCACAACCTAAAAAATAACGGTAGTAATCGGGCATAGCGTCCAAAGCAGTAAATCCATCTTGCACGATCTGTCGGCCCCATTCCCCGCAGAAGGCTAAAACGCAGGGAGCCGCGAGGATCAGACTAAAAAATTCGTCCTTCCAACTGTGCTGCGCCCCTTGCGCCATGAGCTTTTCCCAATCCGCGAGGCTTGTCTTTTCGCTTTTTAAAATGGCGGCTCTCGCCTCGGCCTCTACTAATTTTAAATTAGCCGCCGCCGCATTTGCGTCAGCCTTTCCTTTAAGCCAGCCCCCTGCCAATTCCGCAATCGGCGCGATAAGTGCCTGTATCATTTACTCGCTCCATTTCCGTTTTTCTTTTGCAAAGCAGAAAAGCCCATAAAGCTGACCACAATTCCTAACTGCCCCAGAACAACGGTGTTCACAAAGCCAAGGGTTGCTTCAATCCTCTCAAGGCTGACCAGTGGTGTGTATTGAACCGCGACCACTGCCATGACAAAAACCATACTGGCCCAAGCCATCAGCCGTTGTTGGTCAGCCATTCTATTTTCGTTGTCGAGCCTGACATATTCCTTGGTCATTTTCATTTCTTCATCAGAAACAATGCCATCACCATCGCGGTCTAAATCTGCAAACTCAGACCCCAGTTCCAGCTTTTTCTTTCCAGCTTTTGTCGCCATCTTATATCTCCACATTTAGAATTACGCCTTGCTCGCGCTGTTCTTTGACAGACTTCGCAAACTGATCGTATTTATACTGTTGCAATTCGGCGTTTTGCTGCAGTATTTGCTCTGCCAAGTGAACGCGGTTGTGCGCCTTGGCGAGTTCCTTTGATTTCTGATGATTTTCCATGATTTCTTGTTCGCGCTGTTGCTCGCGGATGTTCGACTTTGTGTCGATTGCAAAGGGCAGATTTCCAACAGCCTCAAGCAAGGTTTACTCCATATTCAATACAAGTTTTTCGGCACTTTGACTGCATTATCAAAAAGCCTTTTTTATCAAATAAAACATAATACTTGCGCCTCTTAATTAATCTCATATCTTACCCTGTATCCCCAAGATAATTACGATGGTAATTCCTAGACCCAGAGCCAAAGCAAGACCTGATGAACCCCAGATCATAATGGCTTCAATGCGCTCCGCTCGCGCTTTCTTTTGTGCCTCTTCTCGCTCTTTGCGCTCGCGCCTAATTCTTGCCCTGATTTCTTGTAATTCACCCCAAGCCGAGAACCCTCTAGTGGCGATCACAATTTGCCTTAATTCTTCCTCGGCATCCTTCGCTTTTTGAAGTTGAACAAAGGTTTCCATCGCATTTTCATCCTCATTGTTGAAAATGCTGTTCTTCTTTTTTGTGTGTTTGTTTCTGAGGTCATCCAAACCATCAAAAAAATCGCCGATCTGTTGGGCCACTGACATTATTTCTTGACCCGCAGAAATTGCGGCTTTGATCGCCGCGAATGCTGTAAAGGGGTCAACCATTCCCTACCCCCTTGACGTTCAACGAGGGTGGGCAACGGCTTTCGGGTCGAACGCGAATAAATTGAGGGTAGTTATAATAGTATGGAGATATTTCTTTCGGGCATCTGTAAATGCACGACTTATACATGACCCCAAGAGGGTACATTCCGAATGCCACAGAGGTTAATGCACAGATCATTTTTGTCACCCTGCGGCGTCAGGGTGCTTTGCCTACGTTCTGGGCCTCGGTGGGCCTCTCCGCGGGCGTGGCAGCGTCTTTGCGCTTACATTGCCGCTCTGTTTAACCAGCCTTTTAAAAACTTTTTGTATGATGGGCGTCTTTTCACCAAGTCTCGGTAAAAATCAGCCTGTCGATTTCTCAAGGCATTCATCATTGAGCCTTCGTCTATCCAGTTCATTGCAGCCAAAGAAGCTGGGCCGATAACCCCATCGACGACCAAGTTTTCGCCGCAATCGTTTGCCGCCCTTTGCGCCAGTTTGTTCGCTTGCTTCGGCCCCATGTTTACTGCCATGTCAAAGCATTTTATGGCGACCTCATCGTGTTTCATTTTTGGATATGGCTTACCATCCCAAAAGTGCGCCTTATAAACTTTCAAGGCTTGCTTCTTTGTCAGTGCCTTCATGTCCTCTGCGTCGATGTCACCATCGCCATCAATGTCGAGGTCAACCCCTGACTGCTTTACGAAACGTAATGAAATGCCCCAGTTTGTGGCCCCACCCGCATCGTTTGGATCATCAACATAGCCGCCTTCAACCTTCAAGACGTGCTTTGCCGCCCGTTTCCATACGTCATCACTCATTTAAGCCCCCTGCGAGGTAAATTCCGAAACCAAGGACTGCCAGAACACAGACCGCTAACGCTTTACCAAGGGCACTCAGAAAGCCCCTTTTTGCAATGCGATAACCGTCAAGAATGCTTCGAACTTCCCTGATGTCGGTTGCTGCGTTTTCATCATGCAAGCCCAAATCAGCCAGAGCCTTTTTCGCGCCAGCGTGAGCCGACTTAGAAATCAACCTGTCCATTTCACTGCTGGAAAGGGTATATTCTTTTTCAGCCATGTTTGCCTCACATGATTACATAATGTAATAATATCAGATAAATTTTTATTTTAAATGTCTAATCTGGCTTTGAGGGCCAGTTAATTGTGTTGGGGAAGCCTGATTGTTGCGGCACGTTCAATAAATCGGTTCGATATTGCGTCCACTCACCTTGCTTCTCCGCGCTTAGAGAGGCCCACAGGAGAGGGTTTGATACAACGGGATCAACATGAAGGGAAAGTCGCTTATCGCGCTCTCCGCGCCCCTCAATCGTTTTCTGCGCCGTTTTTTCGGATGTATTCTCAACCCAAGCTCCATCCACCCATTCATGGTAACAGTCGGGGCGTTGTGGCGTTGCTATGATCTCGTCGTCTGTATCAAGGCTGTTTATGTAATCCTCATTCGAAGATATTGGGAAAAGCAATTCAAAATATTCGTTTCGCGTTTTGTTCAAAAAATACATTTTTAACCCCCCTAACTCAAGACGCCCAACATGGCGCGGTAAGTTGTGCCACCAGTTTGTTTAAAGGCACCACCGACAGGAATAACCGCACAACCGAGTATTTCCTCTTGATCGTTATCTTTGCGCCTACCTACCACTACCCATCCATCAGTATCGCTGCCCCTTGCGTATAAAAACCCAATGCCGCCGCCAGAAGTGCCCTGATAGCATGAAATAAATACGGGCTGTGTGCCGTTATTTTTATAAACCTGATTTGCTGTCAGATAAGCAGAAGAATATAATTGACCATCAGCAAGGGCGGCTCTCTTGAACTCGCTCTCGGTTTTCAAGATAACGGGATCAAGCCCTACCGTTTCAATGGTCCCATATACGACACCAGTACCACCATCGCCACCGTCACCACGGCTTGAACCCATTCCCGAGCCACCCGCTCCAACCGCCGTAACATCAAGTGTAACGGTTGCAGCATCCGATATGTCGTAAGTATTGGAAACGTGCTGACCTGCACGGCCTCCCGCACCACCTTTATTTGAGCCTGTGAGCCAGTTGTAATCTTTACCACCACCACCGCCGCCGCCCGACCCTAAAACACCATTTCCACCATCTTGATAATGACCGCCGCCATATCCACCCGTACCCCTTGCCGAATTTTCACCAGTGTCACCGTCCGTTCTAGCGGCACCATAACCCGTTGCTGCCGCGCCGCCTGATGCCGTTACATTATATGTTCCCGCCTGAGAGCCGCCCGTTATTGTTAGGGTGTAAGTGGTATTTCCACCCGCTCCCGCCGATCCAGATTGACTATCGGCACCCGCGCCCCCACCGCCACCGCCGATAGCATTGATGGTAACGGTTCGAGCATTGGGGTTTGTAGTTGTGGTTTTTATGTCTATGTCCGTTGAGGTAGCGGTTTGTTGATCGGAAACCGAAACCGCGCCAGTGGCTTGTTTGGTAATTTTCGGCTGTATAAGCTTTGTTTCTAGCGGGGTAATTTCGATGCCATGCTCATTGGCTGTCCCCGAATTGCTTGTTGCGGTGAATGCGAAAGAATGATTTGTCGCACCACTTCCCGATGGATTTCCAAAGAATATACCATCCGTCGTATCTGAATAATCTGATTTTCCAATACGCCAAGCCGCACCGTCTAAGAGATCAACATCTCTATTTACTACGAGTTGCCCCGCCGTAATTTGATTTGCAGCAAGGGATTGCGTCAAGACCTCTTTTGATAAAACCAAAGGAGAAAACACAACGGGCGCATCAAAGCTATCGGCATTGTCCGTCCAGTCTTGATTTGCATAATCCCATTTTCTTGCGGAGGCTTGGATATAATAAACCTCGACTGTTTTTCCCGATGGAACCGCAGAGAGATTAAAACGATTTAAAAATTGATCCGTCAGCGTGATAGAAGCACTATTTCCCGAGCTATCGATAGCCGCAGATGTGAAGTCGCCCTTTATAAGCTCATTATCGTCATAAATAACCCGCGTATATTCGTCGGGAGTATGGCCCCCCGTAAGCGTAAAGGTCAACTGAGCGGCAGTTGTGGTAAATGTTTGCTCTTTTACCATAACAAATCTGGCCCAAACCGTAGCATCAGACGGAATGTCGCTCATTGCAGAAAGTATAGGATTAACAGCTAAGAAAGCCTCATCAAGCTTTGCTTGAGTTGTCGAGTTATTGGGGCGAGGATCAACGCCTGTTTCCGTTGGTGGCTCTCCCGTTAGTTTGTTCATGGGGATATCAGCGCCGTTTAGGGTCAAGGCAAGCCCACTCTGACCCGCTGGACCCTGTGGGCCTTGCACATCCGCAGCAACCGTACCACTGGCTGTTGCGCTTGCGGTGCTTTCGTTTCCAACCTTATCCACCGCTATGATTTTGTATTCGTGACTTGTGTTTTGCGTTAGGCCAGTGTGAACAAAGCTTGTTCCTGATGATGTTCCGCGCAGATAATCTGACCCAGTAATTACCTCAAAAACTTTCATTTCAGAAAAATCTGATGGACGGGTATAATTATCCCATGAAATCGTAAGCTGCTTGACGCCAGCCGTGATTGTCGGTGCGCTTGGCTGGGAAGGTGCCGTTGTATCTTTAGTGATGTATCCACCACTTTCGATAACCGATTGACTGATAGTAGCTTCAGCCGAAACTTTACCGCCTTCTGTATGAGTTCTGGCGCTCACTGAATATCTTAAATAATCACCAGCCGCCGAACCAATGGGAGGCACACTAGACATGCCAAAGAATAAAACGGAACCTTCAGTCGCGCTAAGACTTACAGTCTCAAATATGTTTGTCTGCTGTAATACGTTTGAACTGTTATACCTGTATTTTATTAATTTAATTTCTGTGTGTGTGAAATTTGGGTGACCCCCGTGCGTAACGGGAACCCGCATTGCAAGAACCTGATTACCCGCTTCATCTAAGAAGCTTTCATTTGAGGGTGTCCCCAGTGTGGGCGCAGTAATCGTGTCAATAAAACTATTTACGAGAGCCGATCTGGTCAGATAATCGTGGTCTGCAGTGTTCCATGTATAAGAACTGTCGGCATATTCTTCTAAAGAAACCCGTACCGCACCCTCTGCCGATAGCTGATATTTTGAAATTCTCCATTTTGTAGCAGTTGTGACAATGCTGTCGGTGCCAACATCCGCAAGTTTTTCTGGCTCAAAAGTGACCGTTACAATATCGCCAACTTTTAAGTAGCTAAATTTTGGCTTGAGAACGATGTCCATAGTGTTCGTCAGGGAGTTTTCCTTGAGGACAATAGACGCAATTCTCTGGGCGCGAGCCTCATCAGTAACAAATGCCAAGTCTATTTGTTGAAGGTGTTCTCGACCATCGCTTGTGATCAAACTCGAACTGGATATGGGGCTAAAATCAACCTGCTCAAAGTTGCTCGAACCGTCTGTAAACGTCCCGCTCACTTTGTTGATGCGATTTGCCACTTCCGAGTTAATATTGATATTGACCTCAGAGATAATGTCGTCCTCTGTAAGGCCCACGACAACGGTTGAACTGTCTTTCGGGACTATCAGCCGTATGATGCCGCCCTCCTCAACCAGAGAGCCGTGGCAGGGCGTCAAAAGCTGTTCCAGCGTTGCGATTACCTCATCACCAAGAAAGGCCACTCCATTCGTCGTGTATCGCGCCTGTGTGCCATTTGATCCATTTGCAAGTTGGATGTTGACGGTTTCATCGCAAATATCAGCCGCCGTTCTAAATGACGCAAAGTTAATGTCACCGACATCAACCTTCATTCCGTTGATAAGAAAATCCAAAACGCAAAGTGCAGAATTATTCGAGTATGCCCATGTGGAATTGTCGTCGTATCTGTGCGAGCCAGTACCCCCGCCAGTACCCCCGCCATCTAGCCTTGGGTCATAAAGTTTTCGTCCTTGTACCCTCACCCGAACTTCTGGGATACCCTGCGACCACACCTCATTATTGTGAACCAACCGATAAGTCAGCCAAGCGTTTCCTGTCATTTTGCAGTTGGCGTTCCACGCTGTATTGGTAATGATTGGTATGTTGGTTTTTTCAGTGCCAGCCCCGCCGTTTAAGCCAACACCGACCATCGCATAACCGTTATACGTTCCCCCATTGACAGAAACCCCTGCCGCCCCGTCCAAGTCGCCAGAAAGATTTGTGATTTGTGCATCGTCAAAATAAACTTCAGTCGCCGAATTAATTGGACCCTCGCCCAAGTAAAGCATTCTATATAAATCTTTATTGTCGGTCCCCGCAGTCTCTTGAAAAACCAAGTGACCATTGACGATCATTTCGCCATAAATAAAGCGCCTGTTTCCTGTTGACCCATACTGCATATTTTGGATTTCAACAGCGCGATTTCTGGCTCTACGAGCCATGTCTTGCTCGGCTTCCTTGGCTTTAATTTCTGCAAGACGCCTTGATCCGTAGCCCGTAGCAACGAGGGCTGCGGTATAAACAATGACCTTGGCTACAGTGTAAGACTTCACTCCCAGTGACATCACATATGCGATTGCTTGAAACTCAAGACCCGTCATAAACCCACCTCTTTTTAAAAGTCTGGCAAGCGATCACAATACCTTCACTAGCTTCTAAAAACGCACCCCCGCCATGCCAGCCGAGGCCGAGCCTGTGGGTGTCCACGTCAAGGATCAAGTCACCGTCTTGGGGGGTTTCAGCCTCTTTAAAGCCCATGCGCCAGATAAGGGTTTCGTGCATATGGCTGACGTTTTTATAGCCAAAACTGTGCGCTACGGCTCTAAGTTCAGTATAAGACTTAGGCCAGTTTTTTCGGTTTATTTTTACATTGTCCTCTATAACTTGAAACACGGGTGCGCCAAGTTTTTCGAAATATCGACCCGTAAACAAAACACAGTCATTTTCGCCAAAGCGAAACTTCGACGCCATAGCCCTCATAATATGATGGTGTAGTTTACTCACCGCTCCCCCACGTCACTTTTTGCAGAGTGCCAACACCACTAGCGAGAAACCCAAGGGACTGATCCGTGCTGTCTTTTTCCTTCTGAGACACGTCACCCAAGGCAAATATGCGAGGGCGCGACCAATCTGAAAACTGACTAACCGTTTTTATCGTAATCGTCGTGTTTTCTTGAGAAGTGGAATATTTAACACTGTCAACTTTGCCCTTGTGAACCCTTACTAAATTTAAATTTGCGTGTTCAGTGGTTCCGCTTGGGTTCATTGCTCCGTCATAAACAAAGGCTTCTGTTCTATTGATATCGTAGTCGCTTGTTAAAAATAAATTTAGAAGTTCGTTATTAAGGCCCGAAAACGTCATTTGAAGGCCGTTTCGTTTAAGCTCTGCCGTTTCCGCAATGTTTGCGATTTCCAGCACACCGTCGCTGCCGTAATAAGTGTGGGACTGACTGTCATCTGGACCGTTTACATCAAAATCTAAAGCCGAGGTGTTGAAGCGCAAAATGCCATCTGTGAAAGGGGCTGCGGTCCAGTTTGGAACCACCAGACGCACAAAATACGCCCGTGCAAAGTCTCCTGACCTTGCACTCTGAGCCGTGCTATCGAAATCTCTTGACACTAATAACTCTCCAGAAAGCTAAAGCCAAATGACCCCAAAATCGGGGGCGCAATATCCCATGAATTTTGATCATTGCTGGCAAGACGCATAATGGCCCTTGGACTGTGCCGCGTTAGATTTGCGCCAGTTGAAACAGCCCCACGAAGGGCGGGAGCGAACGATATTGCCGAGGTTCCTGTGTTTGTGAGCGTTGCATCTGCCGTGACCAGTTTTAGTTCCTGACCCTTGCTTGAGGTAATGTGAAAATAATCACCCTTTTTGAAAACGCTTTGTGTTCCGCTAATTGCTGTAGTGCTTTCGCTTGAGCTTCGCCCAACCGTCAGACTTGTAGTGTGAGCGTTTGCTGGTGATTTCGCCTCGACAACAACGGTTGCTGGCATCCCCGAACTTGGAGTGTCCTTACTTACATCGCCAAACGCAAATGTGTTAAATGGCCCCTCTAGCTGGGTCATAAACACCTTTAAACTCTCGTAATCATCCCCTGTCAGGTTCTCCCAATTTGCCGACCCATACCATCGCGCATGTGGAAGCCTGACATATTGGCTGGACCCCGTGAACTCAGACTGAAACGCTTGTGCGCTTCCTTGCAATCCAAAACTTAAGGCAGAAGGTTTTATGATGTCGGGAAAGGTTATAAGCGCCATTATCTCCGTCCACTTATTTTGCTAATTTGCCCACCGTCTTGCATATCCTGATAAATCGACTGTCGGGTTTGCTCTTTAATCACTGCTGCGCTTTGGCGAAGTCGCGCTTCGGTAAACTGATCAGCGTTTCGGAAGTCAAAGCTTTGATTGATTGTGACCCCACCGCCCCCGATTTGGTCATTCGAATAAAGCCTTCCCGCCTCATTCGGAACAAATACCTCTCGACCTCTTTCCCCCACGACATAGGCACGATTTGGCACCATTTGACCGCCACCAGCCATAAAGCCGCCGAACATAGATGTGACCAATCTCGACATCGCCAGCTTTGCGGTCATAATCATAAACTCTTGCGCCATATCACGCATGAAGCTTGCAAAATTAAATTTACCTGTTCTGATAAATGCGTCTAAACCGTCCTCAAGACCCTGATACATTTGCTGTCCGAACTGCATGGTTTTCTCCGCAGTATCCCCAGCGATAGCCGCCGCTCTCATAAAGCCTTCGCCAAATTTGCTCGCAGTGTCAGAATATGTGACCCCAAGCTTTTCTAGCATTTTATTGTATTTCTCAGAGGCTTTATGAAGCGCTTCTATATTCGACTTTTCTTTTTGTTGCTCTTTTGTGAGTTCCCCCACCAAAGGAATTTCCGCAGCGATTAGCTTGCCCATGAGGTCTTTTTGAGTGTTAAACTGCTCAAGTGACATTTCGCCTTGATGAAGCTTGTCGATCATCTTGCCGATTTCGTCGTTCAGTTGTTGTTGGAGTACATGCGCTGCGAGCGGCGTTGCTTTGCCCGTGCCTGTACTTGTGCCTGTCCTCGTGCCTGTGCCGCCGCTTGGCTGGCCTAAAACACTCGGTGGTCCTTTAAACCTGCGATCTTTTCTTCGCCCGTTTACGAAATCAAGGAACTCTGAGGCAGCATCGCTTGCGCCAGTGAAGTTCCCCTCGGTGATACTAAGACGAAGCGGCCCCATGTTTTCGCCGCGTTCATCCATATCAATCCCTGCTTTTTTCAAAACCGCACTAACCGCTTCATTCATTGTGTGTCTGAAGCCAACATTGCCACTTCTGTAATCTTGGGCTTGAGTGCGAAAGCCTTCAGCATTTGCTCGCAAACTTTCAAATGTGTCAGGGAAAAGTGAGTGCCGACCCGCGCTGGCGCGTTTACGGAAATGTTCCCCGCCTAAATGAACATCTACGCCATACCTGTTAAATAGTTCACTTAATTTTCCCGCATCTCCGACTGCCGCCCTATGTTCCTTTTGAAATGCTTCAAGGGCTTTTTGTCTGTCCCCAAACTTCCCTGTAAAGCCAAGTGGGTTTTTTCCATCAATGTCTCTTATATCACTAAACTTAAAGTCGTATGCGCCACTTTGCCCCACAACCTCACCTGGCAATGACTTCGCCGCAAGATCGTTTAGGTTGGCAAGTTGTTCGGCAATAAAGGCCGAGATATGATCAGCAACAGTCGTCAAAACAGCTGCAAGGACGCCAACCAAGCCACCCTTCTTTCCCATGAGCATAAAGCCAAGAAAGCCAAAAGTTGAAAGGGTGCCACCCGTGAAATCATTGAAGGTATTATATGCGCTTTTAATATTTTCAAAAAAGTTGATCACGTTGGTTGTTAAATTAACAACGCCATCAATGGCCCCTGCCGAAACCATAACAATATCTTCAAGAAGTCCAGTTGTATATTGCCCCACGGCTGCGGCATTGGCCCCTAAATCTTCAAGGGCTTTGTCCAGCTTCATATTTATGAAATCAGCCGCATCCTTTAGGAAGTCAAAAACGCCAGCGTCCATAACCCTAGACTTTAATTCAAAAACCTTATCCCCGATCATCGAAAGCGACCCAGCGAAGGTTGTCGCCATCTGAGGGGCAACCCCTGCGATCACAGACCCCCCATCTTCAAAGGCTTCTTTGATTTTATCTTGGACCTGTTGCAGTGAATACGTGGCCCCGTGTTCAAAGCCCATCATTGCGAGAACGCCACGCTCTCTGAACGTATCCGCAGCGCCCGTACCGCCAGCCATGAGGCGCATAAACTGTGAGGCCGCATCATCGACAGTCATTCCAGTAACCGCCGCCACATCAGCGCTTGCCCGTAGGAAAAAATCTACTTGGTCAATGTCGCCCTTTAACTGCGCTGCCATACGATTTGACGCGCTAATTAAATCCTCAAAACTGAACGAAACCTCTGTCGCAAATTGTCTGGTATTCTTTAAAATCTGATTGGCGACCTTTGTGTCCTTCGTGACCGCCACCATCTGGAATTTTACCTGTTCCAGCGTATTTGCAACTCGAATAAAGTCCCTGACAATTAACCCTGCGCCCAAGCTAATAAACGCCGTTCTAAGAGAGAATATCTGCCTCGTTAATCCTTGAAATATTGCGAGTGATCTTTGGAACGCACCTTGAATAATACCCGCGCTACGCTTGGCAACCGCCTCTAAACTTCGAAGCTGTCTTTTTGCGGCGTCGGCATCAACGACAATATTTAATCTGGCTAGTGTACTCATTTCGATTTTTCACTCGCAATTAAGACATATTCAGCGTCCAAAGATTGAACCAAGAACACAAAACCCCAAAAGTCGATCTGGCCTGTCATTTCGGCGTATCGTGCAATCTCTCCGAAAGGGATCGCCCCAACCGCCATGCCTATGCTGCGACTTGAAGTGAGAAATTGAAACGCTTCGACAATTTCCCCTTCTTCTTGTGAAATGTCTGGACGCGATTGCAGAAAAGGCATTTTCGTTGCGTCGATTGTGCCCTGCAGTAGTTTCTCCTCATAGTGGCCCCAACTGCTCTGCCATCGTATCCAGCTTTTTAGTTTTTTGCCATTTCCTCTAGTTTTTCGTTTCTAAATCTCTCGTTGTCTTGGGCGTATTCCACAATCAAAGCCAAAAATTCTTCAGCCGTGGGATCTGCTAAAATCTCGTAGGCTTTTTCTGGCGAATACTTTAGTTCTTTTCCGTCCATTTGCAGACCCTTCCAGCCTAACAGGATCGTTTCAGAAACCGCCTTTGCCATTATTTGGGATTGCATATCATTGGAAAGTTTCCCCGCGTCATAGCGCCTCTGGTGGGGTGCCATCAAAGCGGTAAAACGCTGCTTGAATTTAGGGTTGCCCATACGCGCAATAAGAAAAGAGGTTTCGGTGTCGTGTTCGATCCAAACCCCCTCGCTTTGCGTTTTCCCGTCAACCTTAACTTCTGATAAATCCATTTTATTCTCCGAGAGTAAATGCGCGGTCTGGTCACTGCCTTTGACCGCGCCTTTGGTTAAGATGAGGCGTCAGCCCGTGTGATTTTTATGGTTGCTGCGTCAGAGGCGTAGTATTTACCTTGGAAGCCCAGTTCGACCATGACATCCGCATTCGATGAACCCGCAAGCACAGACGCGCTTGTGAACTCAATCAATGGGACTTCGAAGGTGTAAGAGTTGCCGTTTGTGTTGGCGTTGTCCTCAACTTTAAATTTCAAGCCACTTGGGTTGCCGCCAATATAACGCTGATAGAGGTTTTTGTTTTCGAAGTATAAGGACATGGTTCCCGTGACCACGAACTGACCCAGACCTATCCGCGCTGCGCCGAGCGTTCCGATCTCATTGTTGACGCGCAAATTGTTTGCAATCGTCAAAGACAAATTCATACATTTTGTCTGATCGGCTAGAGTTGTGTTCGTCACTGTAACATCGTTTTGCGTTTGAATAAGCGTAACATCGTCGATGGCGTTCATAACGTCTGTGCTGCTCACAGAGGCCGCGTTAGGCGCTTTCAGTTGTGTCGCATCAGCAATGTCTTGAGTGCTTCCCAAGGCGCTCACAGAGCCAGTTACGATACTTCCAGCCGAAAGGTTTAACGTCATCCCGTCAAACATAACATCTTTCATTCTGTGGAAGTTTCCGTTTGTTGCACCCGCAAACTGCTTTTCGAGCGTATAGGCTTTAATAGCTGTCCCGTTTTTCAAGACGTTCGAACTAAAGGAACTACACATAACCCCTTCTAAAAGGTCATCCATTGCGTGGTTATAATCTACGCTGCTAACCGTGTAAGTCCCGCCGTAGGACAGCTCAAAGTTAATGTCACCAGCGACAGAAGCATCTGTTCTGATAAGGTCTGAAACATTTCGATCTGATCTGATTTCATCAGACTGCGTGTTTGAAATGTTATATGTCAGGCTTTCGCCCGTCATGCGGATCGCTTTACTTTCAATAGTGTTGGCTGCGACTGTTCCCCATGCTGTTTGCGGAGCAAGCAAAAGGGAGGCGCGATTTGTGTCGGTCATCGTGAACCTCTAACTTGTTGCGTCCCTGTAATAGGGAACTGTTAAATTTAACTGAAACCGCCCCTCGACTACCCCGACCCTTTGGACGTTTGGAGATCGACAGATGATTGTGCCGCTCGACCCACTGCTAAAAGTCTGGTTCCGAAAGATCGCGGCTATCGTATCGGCGTAACTTCTTGCAGTTTGTGATCCAGAGTTTGCATCAACAAAAATCTGGATTGAAATAAGACCCGTATATCTGTGACGGGGCGTTGAACCTGTGAGTTCGATCTGAGTTGCAGAGGCGTTCTGAATAAAGATCGCAATATATTCGCTGTCAGTTGGACGAAAGCCCACGTTATCGAACGCAATCGGCGTGGTGGTCCAGTTGTCTTTCAATCGCTTTTCTATTGCCGCCCGTTCGTCTGCAAAACTTCCCATGCTAACCCTTCTCTAATTCTCTAAGGGTTGCGTTTATTTCGGCCTCAACTTGAGCCACAGTCAGATCGACGATGTTATCTTTTAAATCTATAAAGGGCGCATATTCGACGTTGTTGGTTATATAAACCTCACCCTTGCCGCTAATATATCCGACCTGATTTTGAGTTTCTGGTCCGTAGTAGCCGCTTTCGTTGTTAGGCGCTTCTGGAAGAACCGTGGGATCAACGACTTCCTCTGTGATGTTCCAAGACCCCCGCAGCCGCCCCGTATCGACCCGTGTGTTTGCCTTGGCCTTGTTGAGAACATCAAAGCCCACCCGACGAACGGCTGTTTCGATGTTTAAACCCGCCTGTTTTACAAATTTAGAAAGGTCAAGTTCGAAGGTTTTATCCATCATAGCGACACCGCCACATCATACGTCGCAACGAGATCGCCTGAGAAATTAGGAGTAACCGCCGTGATACTGTATTTCTTTGAGTTAAACTCGACCTCGTAGCCAACCTCTGGGGCAAAGGCTTCACCCGCCCTCGCCATAATCAAAACAAAGTTTGCCTTGTCATATGAAGCTTGCGTTGAAAGAGGTTGCCCCCCTACCGCTATAACCTCGCTGGCACCCCCCGCCTTTGTTTTTGCAGCCGAAATAATCGCCTTTCGGGTTTGCTCTTGTTGCGATTTACTTAGGACACCCGTTTCGGCGTTATAGCTGGAAACCTCACCGCCACGCATAATGACGGTGGTTCCAAATTGGTTCACCATTTGTGCCGCCACTGGGCCAAGGGCGTTGTCAAGCGCCGTTGCCATATTACACCTCGCGAAGTGATTTGCCGCATTATATTACATTTCGTAATAAAATAAAGCAGCTTAATTTAAATCACCGTCAAATCTACTCGTCCACATAGTCAAAGAGTATTTCACGCCACTTGTCAGTTCGTTTACATAATGACCATGAGTGACTTGGCTGGGGAATAGTATGCAGTCACCGATTGCCACTTTTGAGTTATCGAAGTCCTGACGCGGGTATATAAGAACCCCACCCTCATAATTATCGTTAAGTTTTACCGATCCTGTGACGTGTGAAGCGTCTGTGTGAAGCCCAAGTGTTTTTTGCGTATCGACTGAATATCGCATTGTGAACGCATCCCGCAGCCCGTAGTGCTTCATTGGTTGCCAATATTTCTCACTGATCACCCCCAGCTTTTCTTTCCATAGCCGCTCGTATTCGTCCCAAAGACCCAACTCTTTTAAGCGGATTTCATATGCTGGGAACTTATCATCAGGCATTGGCTCCCATCCACCGTGGACCTCAGATATGTCGATCAAATACTGGCACTGATTTTCTGTCAGAAATTTTGTGATAATTATATCGTTCGCCACTACATCAAAGTCCAAGTCCATATAATACGGGCTTTCAACTTTTTGTGCATCTTCGATAAAACCAAACTGATTTGCTAAATTTAAAAACCTGCGCTTTGCGTCAGGGCCGCCGTTGCCATGATAAATGCAGGGGCAACACATACCGTTCATAATCTGACCGTTGCCGACTGAGACATCATCATTGCATTGAAAAATATATCCTTCGTAATCAAGTTGGACATTTAATTCCTTTTGATTAAGAAATCTTTGTTGCATCCAGAGCTGGTCATCTTGATTGTCAATCACCGCCTCATTCAAGAAAGTTTTAAGGTGCCTGACCTTCCCCATGTAAAGGCCACTGTTCAGATATTTGTAAGGCGTTGGCGTCATAGGAAATTGAGCAGCCATGTTTGCTAGAGGCCAGCAATCCTTTTCTGCGGCGAAAAGAATATCGCAATCAAATCCTCGAAATCTCTCTGAAATTGTCGCTAAGTCATCGCAAAAGAAAACGTCATAACCATCCACGAAAAGAACAAAATCATCATTTGGCAATGACTGAATATAATTACGCGCTAAATTTATCTTGTGACCGCCACCTTGACCTTCCATTGTGCCGCCTTGCCAGTGAACCCCTTTTCCTAAATTTATATAATTGATGCCATGACGATTGGCTGATTGCTCAAGCGCCCACATTTTGCCTTGGTCAGTGCCGACTGTTAAAACGTGATTTTGCATTGGTTTTGCCTCTATTGTGCTGGGTCTGATTGATCGCGGGATTTGCTTGGCTCGCTCTGGCTCAAAGAAATAGTTTTCTTTTTTGTGCTTTAAGAGCGTCAGAGGAACCCACTCGTCCACTGGGATAATATTTTCGGAAAAGCCCTTAATCAAAAGCCTCGCCGTTGCTGGCGTTAGCGCGTATGCGTGGCAGTTATACCAATATCCAAGAGTGTTTTTTCGGTAACCAAGCCATGCGCTGTCGTGGTGTTTTAGGATCGCATCAATGTGAAAAACATCAATGCTTTCAAAAATCGCATCTTCTTCAAAAATTATTCCGTTTAATCCAGAATTTGCTATTTTATGCCAGACGCGCAAATGGCTCACAGAACACGCAAACTCTGTTTCTAGTATGTGCCTGTCAAGAAGTGGGTCTTTCCACTCTGTGTCGCGCTTACAGCCGCTCTCAGCCTCTAAATCGGCCCATGATCGCCCCCTGCCATCAAGCGCATTTCCATGAAGTGAAATCTGATAAATTAAAGTCAAGTCAAACCTGTGAGCCTACTTACCTCAAATCAATGGTCATTGTTGCGTTGTCACCTAAAGGCGCATCGGCTAAAGGGGTAAAGCCAAGCATTTACTTACCTCCCTATCCAGACACCGAATGAAGTGTTTCCGTTACCGTTACCGTTCGGTCCTCATTGGTGACAATCGTAAGCTCAACAACATTTGCTAGGCTCTGAAAATCTATCCAACGTGTTTTGCTTTCTTGGACTTCCGAAGCTAAATCTGTAACTTCCCTTAGCGTTCCATCGACGTTACCAGAGCATAAAAACACACCTTCGGGGTTCGCTAATATCTCTGCGTTCGTTAAGCCATCTCCATCTTCCACATGGTAGGTATTTGGACCCGTCTTTGTGACTGCCTTTACTTGCATATGCTCTGTAGGGTTTTGTGAAAGCCAAGTTAAATGAGCCTGACCTGCGGTTCTAGCCTCACTTAATGTTTGATACGTTGCATCTTTATAACGGTATGTCGTTATTGAAGTCATCTCTATGTGCTACCGTAAATTGTACCGTTATTGGTAAGGGTTCTTGATGTGCCTGTGATAGCTGCACCCGCAGAGCCGCCAGAAAACTGAGAATTTAGACCAGAGCTTCCCCAATACCCTCCACTGGTAGCGCTTCCATTGTAAGTTGCGTCACCTGGAAGCACTCTGCCACCACCATGACCATTGTAACGCCCCCCGCCAGAACGACCGCCAGCGCTACTACCCGCAGCACTATTGTTTCCGATTGAACCACCATTTCTATTAGGATGGTTATAATAACCATCACCACCATAACCACCACCAGCGCCACCGCCTCCACCTGTCCAAAAGGTGTCACCGTGCCTGTTCTCATGGTAATAGGAACCACCGCCTCCACCACCACCCGCAATGAAAGCGCCAGAGTTGTTGACGATTGTTGTGCTTGACGCACTTATTCTCAAAGCAGGGCCGCCAGAATAACCAGTAGCGTTTCCACCGTGTTCACCACCACCCTGACCACCTTTACCCATAATATAGCCATTGTTGGTCACTTTTGCGCCAGCAACATTTACCGTAAGCCCCGCCGTACTTGTGCTGTCAGACCATAAATAAACGCCAGAGCTAATAGTGCATTCCAAAGCCGCAGAACCATCCCATCCCGCAGCCGTTGCCAAGCTATTTAGGTTTCCTTGTTGTGTGTTAGACGAAATGGTAAATGAAAAAGTAGAGGATGCACCATACCATTCATCCATTCGCATTTGCGAAGCTGCATCTTTAGAAATAAGACCACGAATGTCACTGTCGTTAAATGAGCATTCAGTACCAGTAGTACCACCCGCTTCTACATGAAGATCATTTAAGGAGACTTGACCGCTACTTTGAACTGGCATTCTTCAACGCCTCAATCTCTGCTTTAAGCTCTTTTATAGCTTCGATCAGTAGACCGTGTATCTGATCGTATTGCACAATCTTGTATTGTTCGCCTTGCTCTGCTTGGAGCGGTATTTCTTGTTCTGAAACGGCAGACGGTAATACCTTTTCAACTTCCTGTGCAATTACCCCTGCGGATGCTTTGCCATCTTTTTTGTAAGTAAAGGTATAGCCGTTAAGCTGAGATACTTTGTCTAGCGCACCGTCAATACGCTCAATATCAGTCTTTAATCGTTGGTCTGAAATTGTGGTTGAGTAAGCGGTGACGTTACCATCAAAGTGTGCATCTTGTGAACCGTCGATGTACATACCAATGTTGCCATCACCATCGGAAAGCACAATACGGTTACTTGATGTTCGAATATCAAGGCCATCTTCGTTACCATCATAGCCACCGATAATTATGTTTTTAGCACCAGAAGTAACAAGTTTACCTGCATTTGACCCAACGAAAGTGTTGTAATCGGCATCAGTATTATAACCTGCCATGTCACCTATCATAACGTTATAGTCTGTGGTAGTAAGGCCAAACCCTGCGGTGCTACCCAAAAGAACGTTTCTTTCACCAGAGGTAAGCTGTGCGCCATTGTCTACGCCAATACAGACGTTTTGCCATCCAGATGACAAAGTAGAAGAAAATCCTCCACAAGTATATCTACCAAGCGCAATGTTGCCGTTGCCAGATGAACGTTCCTTACCAGAGAATTTACCTATAAAGATGCTTTCATTAAATAGAAATTCTTCACCAGCTTCTTGGCCTATACACACGTTGTTTGAGCCTGTCTGGTTTGCACGTAATGCGCCCTCACCGACAGCAACGTTATAGTCACCCGTGGTAGTAAGGTTCCCTGCGTTATAACCCAATAGAGTATTATACTCTCCACCAGATGCTAAGTTAGCACCCGCATTTGTACCACCGATAAAGTTTCCCGTACCAGTGTTGCTTGCCGCCCCTGCGGGAAGATTGGTAAGCCCCGAACCATCGCCAGTTACCGCTGTCGCAGCTAGTGTGCCTGAGACGGTTACACCTGATGATGATGTGGCAAGTTTTGTTCCACCGCCGTGGTGCAAAGTAACTCCACTACTGGAACCGTTCATCGTTGCTTTAATGATGTTTGTTCCGTTAGCATCTAGCACGCTAAAGAATGAGTTGGAGCTAGGCCCACCTCTTACTTCAATTGATTTACCTGCACTTGGCGCTTCAATCCTTAAAGTGCTACCATTTCCCTTATGGTAAATTCTGTGTTCGTTGTTGTCTCCGAACCTGAGATATTCATCATCCCCGAAATCAATAGCTTGTCCGTTTACATCAAGAACACCACCTAGCTGGGGAGAAGTATCCGCAGCCAAACTACCAATACCGACGTTGGCACCCGCAGCTATACCATCTAATTTTGTACCATCGGCGGCTACATCACGCCCGTCTACCGTGCCTGAAACTGTGATATTGCCAGTTACATCAATACCTGTGGAGGTAGTTTCAAACTTTTTGCTATAGTTGTGATATAAATCTACACCAGAGGTTTGAAATGAAGCAATGCTCCCAGAAGAACCACCTACTATCTCAAAACTACCATCAATTCTAATTGGATTAGCACTTACGTTTGTCCATGTGGTTCGGGTTCCATCAAACTGAATAATTGATCTGTTTACATTAGAAGAAGTGGTAAATGCTAAAATTCCACCCTGTTTAATATCAATGTCATCTTCGAAAATGGCATTGCCCGTTATAATGGTATCAGTTCCATTATGCATGATGGTAAAGTCGTGACCCGTCCCGACACGCAAAGGTACGTTGTCATTTAAAACTAATCTATTAGTAACCGTACCAGTAAAAAGCGTTACACCACCAGTAAACGTACCACCTGACGTTGGCATGGCAGCGTTAGCAGTAGTGGTTGTCGATGTAAGCACTGCATCACGGGTGGAAATGTCTACACCATCAACAGTGCCTGAAACTGTGATATTGCCAGTTACATCAATGCCTGTAGAAGTTGTGGCGAGCTTTGCTGCGTTGTCGTAATATATCGTTACTGCGTCATTTGTAGTAGCAACTAAATACGGTTCATCGGCTGGAGAATGAAGCCTTAAATTACCTCCACGTATTCTTAAATCGCCAGTGCCTTCTTCACTAAGATACGTTTGAGAGCCGTTATGGAAAATCTTAAAATCATTACCCGCGCCAAATCTAAGTTCAGCGTTATCTGCAAACTCTAACGCATTATCAGACTTATCCCATTCTACATTATAGCTTGCGCCGACAAGTCTAAAGTCACCGTCCAAGTCTACGCGGGTACTGTTAAAAGTTTCCCAATGCGTTTTTGTACCGTCCCATTGAATGCGGCTTTGCTGTGCAGTAGGTGACGTAGAGGTAAATTTAAGAGCAGCGCTTTGCTTAAATGCAAGTGCGTCATGGCTCTTATCAAAAATAATATCAGCCGCGTCACCGTCAAACGTAACATCACCTGCAAACGTACCGCCGCCAAATGGGTTGCCTGTAGCTCCCACCTCACCTTTCTGACCTTTTTGACCAGTTCCACCAGTGCCACCCTGCGATCCGACTTCACCTTTTTGTCCCTTCTGACCCGCAGAGCCGCCAGAACCTTGTGCGCCTACCTCACCTTTTTGACCTTTTTGTCCCTGAGAACCCGCCGATCCAGAGGCTCCGACCTCTCCCTTTTGTCCTTTTTGACCCGCGCTGCCATCAGAGCCAGAGGAACCAACTTCGCCTTTCTGTCCTTTCTGGCCCTTGTCACCATCTGATCCCGCCGAACCTGCCGAACCCGAAGCACCAACCTCGCCCTTCTGACCTTTCTGACCTTGAGAGCCGTTTGATCCTGACGCGCCCACTTCACCCTTCTGGCCTTTGTCGCCAACGTCACCTGTCCGTGCAAAAGTGACAGTTAAGTTTTCACCATTCGAAAATGAAGAAGCCGAGCCATCAATGTAAGAGACATTAACAATAAAATAACCTGTCTGCTCACTGATCGACGCAATCGTGAAAATTGCAAAATCATTTGCATCTGTAGCATTGGAAAAGCGAACGTGTCCTTTAATCGTCGAAGTGCTATCATCAATCGTTCGTAAGAATGACTGAATGTCAGTGCTTCCACTATCCGTATCGTCTATATAAATTTGAGTGACGCTAGAAACCGTGGAGTTATTAAACGCAACCTTTCCAGCAGTGGGATCAGCGTTGCTTGTGCTTGTATTAAAATTATAGGCAAAAGTAGCCC